ATCACAGAGAACGGAGAATTGGTAAAGGACAGAAAAATCAAGCTCTACAATCCTTTTAAAGCGGGGAGGGGATACAATTTTAAATACAAATCGTTAAATGTCAGGAGTTATTTGGATATACCTTTGCCGGATTCTTTTACAGATTCCGAGGTAGGCAAGATATATCGGCTTACAAGGTCGATTTATTCCAGTTCCAATATGCTGGCATACAGAGGCAGCGGAAAAATATACCCGCTATCAAAAGAAGATATAAGGAAGATCGTAGTATTGCATCGGAACAATTTTAATCCATTCTGGCATAAGGTAATAAATTATAAAGTGATTAAGCCTGTTGTGCTTGACGGAGCGGAATACTACTGTTTCAATCCTATATATTTCAATTCCACTTTGTATCTGCCTTTGTATTTGTTTATAGCCTTTCAGGATGAGTTAATAAACCATTTACCCAAATGGGTTGTAAGCAAGTATCTTGACATGCAGGAAGGTGTGAATAAGGTAGAAAATCAGCGTGACTAGTATCAAATTTTGACTAGCAAAATGAACTTATGGCATAAGGCAGTCTTGCAAACTGTAGGCAGCGAAACCGTACCCGCTGCCTTTTCTTATGCCATTTTTTAAGGTGCGGAAAAATAAAAGAAAGGTACGGTAAAAATATGATCATCGACAAAGAATTTCAGGGACTTATCCCACCATTGACAGCAGACGAATACCAAGGACTTGAGCAAAGTATCCTTGCTGAAGGTTGCAGGGATGCACTTGTTACCTGGCAAGGTACGTTTATTGACGGTCACAACAGGTATGAGATATGTACCAAGCATGGCATACCGTTTAAAACGTCAGAAAAAGCATTTGACAACCGCGAAAAGGTCAAAGAATGGATAATACTCAACCAATTCGGCAGACGTAATTTATCGGCATATGACAGGTCCATACTAGCATTAAGATTAAAGGAATTGTTTGCTGTAAAAGGTAAGGAAAATCTATCAATTGCAGGTCAAAGTTATTCACCAAAGGAAGGTTGTCAGATTTCTGACAAGGTTGCTAAAACAGTAGACACCAAAAAAGAACTTGCTGCGATAGCAGGAGTGTCACATGATACCATTGCGAAAGTGCAAAAAATAGAAGAAAAGGCGACACCTGAAGTAAAAGAGAAAATAAAATCTGGAGAAGTAAGCATTAATCAGGCTTATCAAGCGGTGAGACGAGAGGAAAAAATTGAACAGCGCAAAGCAGAAATAACAGTAAATGCCTTAAAGCAAAAGTCACTGAAGGGGGAAATCCTGCAAGGTGACTTTTTTAATGAGATAAACAAGGTTCAACATAATAGTGTTGACCTGCTATTTGTAGATCCGCCTTACGGTGTGTTGGACGAAACCTGGGATAAAATAAACATTATTGAGTTTACCGAAAAATGGCTATCTGCAACAATGCCAAAGATTAAAACAACAGGGCGCATTTACATATGCTTCAGTCAGGTGCATCTATTTGAACTTTACAAGATACTTGAAAAGAATAGTTTTTATGGGTTTAAATTCGGGCAATTACTAATATGGCAATATCTGAACAACAACAAACCAAGCAACAGAAAACTATACAGGTATTCATACGAGCCTATATATTATCTGCATGGAGTTGACGCGCCTGAATTAAATTTTACACCCGATACATACGGCGAAACACAGAACACAGTATGGACTATAGCCACACCGCAAAGCAATTTTACCGAAGGCAAATATCATCCGGCACAAAAACCTATTGAACTACTCGAAAGGATAATAAAGACTGGTAGTAAAGAAAATGATTTAGTTCTTGACCCATTTGCCGGCAGTGGAACAACTGGTGTTGTCTGTGAAAAATTAAATAGAAACTATATTTTAATTGAAAAAGAACAGGAGTACATTGACATAGCAAGGGGGCGTTTGAATGGCGTGGCAAGCTAAGAATTTTGAAGAAAAAATGCATCCCTGCATCAACGAAATATATAAAAGCTTGTTTTCTCATTTGTCAGAAATAAAGCGCAGTAACAGGGAAACTACTACCGACAGCAAGATTCTATTTATGGACAAGGAATTAGCGATAGACACGTTTTTGTATTTCAAAGATGGTACAATACTGACATTGCAGGAAAAGTCAAGAAAACACAACTACCTGCAATATAATGATTTTACCTTTGAATATTATAATGATCCTGCAACCAAAGATGAAGGCGAATGGTTCAAGCTTGCGGCGCAGCTTTATTTTTATGGGTTCGTCAACGAAAGCGAAACCGGATATGTAAAGTACTATTTGTTGAATGTTCCTAAACTACGACTATTTCTCAAAAACGAAATAGGTATCAAAACACTTGAAGGAAAGTATTTGAAAATAAACAAACCACCGGCAAAAGCTAGTTTCTTCGCCATACCTTTTAATATAATACCCGATTACTGCATCATGCACAAGAAAGATAAGCAAGTGGCATAATTTTTCCCGAAGCCAGAGCCTAAAAGCTGTGAAATAGATTCTGCCGGTATTTGGGATAAGGAGAAAGTATGAAACTACTGTTATTCATATCGATCTATCTTATCTTGCTATCTGCATTTCTACTGTTCAACTACGGCGCACATAAAAACGATGAAAAGGAGGTGTAAAAATGACAATAAGAGAAAGAGCGCTTGAAAGGCTGATAGGTGTTGAGTCTGTAAAAATCCGTTTTGAGCTTATCCATAAATATCGTGCAATGCTTAACGAATTGAACAAAAGGATAACAACAGAAGAAGATACTGTCAGAAAACATATAAGCGAAAGCGACATTAAAGAATACAACGAAATAGCGACAAAACTACACAAGTTGATTAACACAAACGACATAGCATTTCTGGACGCTGAATATTTTAATCTTTAAAGGGTAGACAACTACCCTAATTTTATTTAAAGGAGTAAAAATCATGTATAGAATTCCATTAAGTAGACCATCTTATATGTCGTATGTTGATGAGGTGTCAAAAGCTGTTGACGAAGTCATAAGGTCTGGCAATATTGCATGTGGAAAAAAAGTCGAAGAATTTGAACAGCGTATAGCAGAATACACTGGTTGCCGGTATGCCATAGCCGTATCAAGCGGCACAGCAGGACTATTCTTATGCCTTAAAGCTATCGGCATAGGCCCAGGTGATGAGGTAATCACTACGCCTTTTTCATTCATAG